GCCAGCATCTCCCAATCCCACTCACCGAAGCCGACGTTGTCCTTGATGATAAACTGCCGCTGCTTGTCCTCGTCCCAATCCACCACTTCCACCGGTGCTTGCTTCCATCCTGCCTCCTTCATTGCCTTTAGCCGCATGTTGCCCCCAAGTACAATCATGTCCTGATTCACCACGATAGGCCGCACGCTTGCCATTTCCGGTAGCTCCTTCAACGACTGCACGAGCTTGGCAAACTTGTCATCCTTGATGACGCGCGGATTGTTTGGGTTCGGCTTTATGTCTTTTATGGGTGTCAGTTTCATGCCTCCATGTTCGTTACTATGTCAATGATTTTCTCGATAACCGCAACCTTCGCGTGCATCGCGTTAGGCGCTGTGCTGTCCTCCAGCGAATCCAAGACGTTTGACAGGTTTGTCAACAGGTGGCCGCGATCCTGCCAGTCGAGTGCGCGTGCGTCCTGTTCTGCTGTTATGTCGGGTTGTGTCTGCATGTCAATAAATATCATTAGGTCGATAATCGTGCGCGTGATTCCTGTGCGTCTGCCATCATCTCCTGCAATCGGGAAACGGCGCATGATCCGCACCACCAGTTTGTCCGTCCGTAGCCGTTCGCGTTGGCCACATTCTCCAACATCGACACCTCGCCAGGTGATAGCGACATCGTCTGCGACGCATAGTAGCCGTCAAGCTTGTGCTTCACCGATAGCACCTGCAAGGCTTCGTCGTATGTCATTCGGTTAGGTTTATGGTGATGACTGTGAGTGCAGCTGCGCTCAGGCCAACCGGCAGTGCCAGTACCCAATGCGAGTCCGTGAAGAAAAAAGTCAGCAATGCCCCGCACCAAAACGACAGGCAGGTCGTGCAGGTGAACGGCTTTATCCGGAAGAAGCGGTAGTACCAGTTAGGCATCAAGCTCCACCTCGTCATCGCCAAGCCAGTCGTAGTGGCCAAAAGCGTCGTAATAATCAGGTCCCAATTCATATTTTAAGCGTTGTTTGCAGTTGTTGATCGTGTAGCTGATTGATCGCCAAGGTATCTTGGTTCGTCGCTCAATGAGCTTCTTATTCCCCAGTTCCAGCCATAGCAGGAATAGCTGCTTGTCGTATGGGTACTGCCCCGGTTTCGCCCACTGGTCCATACATTCCAAAGCTCTTTCAAAAATCGTGTCAGGACGTTCGTCGTAGCTTTCAACCGGTGATTCAGTGTGCCGCTCCTGTACTTCCTCCCGATGTTCATGGTGTCGGTAGTCGCGCTGAAAGCGGCTGTTGTTGCTTCGGTATAGGTTGATAGCCATTCGCACGACGTAGAAGTTGAGGTAACCTCCTGCGTGCATTGCTTCGATTTTATCGGCTGGCTTTTCAAACAAGCGGAGGACAAGTTCATGTTCAAGGTCTTGCGCAAGGTCAGGCGTGGCAAGTTGGCGCGCAATCTGCTTGAGCTTGCCCGAGGTGTAAAGCGTAGTAATTATCATTCGAGCTTCCACATCGCTCGCAAAGGTATAGGTTTTTTTGCGGCATAATGTTATGCCCGGTGTACAGCTTGACATGGTCCATCCAGTAGAAGCGGTTGGTGGTGATCTTCAGGTCCTCGATGACGAGGAGCGAATGATAGACCGTGCTGTGGTCGCGACGCATAAGTTTGGCAATGGCAGTCAGTGTCATTTTCATTTTGTACCGAAGAATGTACATCAGGCACTGCCGGGCTTCCACCCATTCCCGCTTGCGGTTTCGGCTCTGCATATCGCGCAATGATACGCCGGTGCGCTTAGTCACCTTCTCAGCGTAGTAGTAAAGTTCAGCGTTCTTGTGCATTATGCTCCTGATATTTGTATGTTCATAAGGTGACAAAAGTCAGTCACGCTGCGGATGATGACGTACCGGTAGCCGTGTGATTCCACCAGCTTTTGCCAGCTTACCTGTGCCTCCGACTGCTTGCCACGGCCGTACTTAAATTCGATAAAGGTCACCACCTCGCCGCCGAGGTAGGTCATGTCAGCCACTCCGCTTACCAGTCCCATTCCCTTCAATATGGCCTGCATTTTAGCGCTCGGTGCGTTCTGATGGTTCAGGTAAAGCAGGCCGTGTTCACGCGGCTTGCATAGACAAAACAAACGCCAGCACTCCCGCTGTAGGTCTGATTCAAAATGGTGTCTCATCGTTGTTGGTGTTTCGATAGTTTGTCTTGCCTGATGCTTCAACAAATTTAGTGTAAATATCAATGAAAGTGAACGTACAAGTACCGACCAAGCCGTTGCGGTTCTTGGCGATAATGACCTCGGTGCTGTCATCATCGAGCCCTTGGTCATAATACTTCGGCCTGTGCAGAAAGGTAACCGTGTCGGCGTTCTGCTCAATACCACCGCTGCTTCTCAGGTCGCTCATCATCGGTCGCTTGTTTGTGCGCGCCTCATTCGCCCGGTTCAGCTGGCTCAGGACCACCATCGGGATACGGTGTTGTTTGGCGATGATCTTCAAGTCACGCGTCAGGTCTTCGTAGAATTGCGTCTGGTTGCTGATGTGTTCCTTTATGCTTGGCGTCATGATTTGCAGGTAGTCAACAAACACAATCTCCGGCTGTACCCGCTGTATAAACGACTTTAGCTTATTCAGCTTGACCTCACCATCGTCCACGATGGTCAGCGGTAGCTTGATTAGCTTGTCGCCAGTGGCAACTACACGCTCAAACTGCTTCTCATCAAGGTCCTTCGGTGTTTTGAGGATTGTGCAGTTGTGGACCTGTGCCAGCTGGCTGAGAGACCTCGCCACCAGTTCCTCGCCACTCATCTCAAGGCTCATAAACAGCACCCGCTTTCCTGCCTCTGCCATGTTGAGTGCAAGGCTCACGGCAAATGCGGTCTTGCCCATTGCGGGACGTGCTGCGAGGATGTTCAGGCTGCCCGGCATCAAGTAGCCAAGCGTGCGGTTCAGGTTATCAAAGCCGGTGCTGATGCCAGCGGTCACGCGCCCCTCTCGCTTGTCAATCATCATGGCCAGCACTTGGCTCGTTATCTTGCCAATGGTCGGAATGGCATTGCTGGTAAGCATTGCGTCAATCTCTGCCACCTGCGTCTGCAAGCTGTCCATTATCTGCAGGCTGTTCCCGGCCTGCTTCTGCAGGTCGCTGTTAATCGTGTGCGTCAATGCCAGCAGCTTTTTGGTCAGGAAGCCCTCCATGTGGTTGACAAGGTGGTCCAGTATGGTGCTGGTTCGCATGGCTGCCTCTTCGGCTGCGAGGCATTTGTCGATGTCGCCCTTCTCGAAGCCCTTGTGTTTCTTCAGCTGCACCAGCACGGTCGTCACGTCCACCTCCTGATACTTACCAAACATAACACACATCGTTTCATACAGCCGCTGGTGTGCGGGATCAACGAAGAAGCCCGGCTTGTTTTCAATGAATGCAATGGCCTCCGCCAGCTGGTGACGGCTTGCCATCATTCGCCCAATGATCATCTGCTCGGCCGTCATAGCGGCGGCAGGTTTAGGCGTCGCCGGGTTTCTGCCTCCATCCGGTCAAACTCATCCATACCAGAAAAATCAGAAAAATCCACCTCCCCTTCTTTTACTTTTACTTTTACTTTCTCTTTTTCTTTTTCTTTCTCTTTTACTTTCTCTTTAGCTACGGTTTTGCTTTCGTTTTGCTCCTGTTTTGCTTCTGTTTTGCTTTCATTTTGCTTCTGTTTTGCTTCCATTTTGCTTTCGTTTTGCTTTTGTTTTGCTTCCGTTTTGCTTTCGTTTTGCTTTTGCCGCCGCTGAATACTGTTTTCGTATCGCTGGTTGTTTACCTCCATTTGGGTACGAATCAGCGACCAGCTGATGGCCACCATTCGGCTCATCTGCTTCGGTTCTTCGTTGTACAGGCCCATTCGCAGAATCACCCACAGCAGCTCGTTGCGTTCCTCCTCGGTCATCAGGCTCATGCTGTCAAGCCATGACCTGTAAAATACAAATCCTGATTTCATGTGTTGGTTGGTTTATTTTTCCCATGGTAATAAAATTGCATCCCTGTTTGAAATTATGCCAGAATGGCTATCAATCCAAGGTATTGTGTACGCTTTGAACATGGTGCCATCGGGGTTGGTACGATCTGCGCCTTCGTGTAGATGAGTCCTAATTTTATTTATATCTACAATAATCCAGTCCGCAAGTTCTGTTTCATCTGGGCTCATCCATGCGTAGAAATACGTCTGACCTTTGCCCTCAATCAATTTGTCGTATTCGCATGGGTGACCATTTTGAGATCGAGTGCGAATGGTGAAATCTTTATACCTCAAATACTGATTGCGACGTATGCGCACCGATAATTCAAAGCGGCCGGGATCAAGCTTCATGTCGTATGACAAATTGCAGTCTTCGTATTCTGTGCTTGGTATCAACTCTATTTTCGTACAATACCGCAATAAGTCATACCCTATAAAAATGTCGTTTATTTCTTTAATGAATTTTAGCTCATACTGCCTGATTCCCCCATGTATCATATCCTTCAATTTTTCTTCGGTTAAACATGTCAATTCGTTTCCCTGCCGTTACACGCCTAATGGTATCATAAAACTCTTCTGGCTTTGCACTATGCCCTGTTCTGTTTGCATTAAAACAGGTAAAAAAGTTCTTGAAATCTATGAAGGTCGGTGTGCCAATCCTGCCGTACATGACGTATTCGTGGTTAAATTGAGGCAATCCAAAAGGTTGAAATCCGCCATTCTTGTGCCATACAAACTCACATATAAAGTTGACCCCCCATGCGTCGAATATCTCAAAGCCATGCCTGTGATGCTTCTGCGTTATCCACATAAAAACATGGCAGTTTTCTTCGGCTGGCAAATCCATAGCCTTAATTTCATCAATGGTCATCGTTGGATAGTCGAAGCCAACTTGATTTGGCGCAACTTCGCGTTCAATCTTTTCCATCTGCCATGGTGGATCAATTACAATTACATCGTATATACCTGTGCTGGGTTGCACTTCTTTTTCTTTGAGCACTTGAATTTGCTCTTGAACGATGGCTTTTTTTTCTTCGGTCTTGATGGCCTTGTATGCTTCATTCATCGACAACTCGCCAGCTCGCAGCTTCTCCTTCACTTCTTCCGGCGCATGCTTGATGACGTATTGACCTTGAGCGACCTTGCCAGTCGACCAGTTCAATGAATCAGCAATTTCTTTTTGCGTGTTGTGCGCCGGTTCAGTTCTGGATGGTTTATCAATTATTGATAAACCATCCACTTTGGTATGCTGATTGCCAGCAAAGCCTCGGTTTATAGCGCCTACACTCATTACGTTTCTCCCCTGTTCATACAACACGTCTGCGCGCTTCTGTTGAAGTTCCAATTTGACAAAATCTGTCAAGTTTCTTCTGCCCAGTTGATTGTCGATGATCCATAATACCGCCTCGTCTTGACTGTTGAAGTCTACTTCATGCAGGTCGAATTGCAGGCTGTGTTTCTGCGCCAGCTGGTACCGGTTGTGTCCATCGACTATTGTGTCGTTCCAGACGACGATTGCGTCGCGTATGCCTTCAGCCAGTACGTTGTCCTCAAGCTGCTTAAATTCATCAGCCGTTAGCGACTGGATCAGATCTCGAAAGACCGGGTTAATGTTTAATTGTTTCATAAATTGGGTTTAGGTATGTAGAAAAAAAAGCCCCGACTGGTCGTAGCAGTCAGGGCAGGCCAAGGTAGCGGCTTTGCTTACGTCTACAAGCGGCTACGACCTCGCTGGCAAACTCTGATACAAATATACAACATTAAGTCATATTGCGACCTCGCCGGTCGTGTTCGTCTGCAACTTCCCGCATCGCGTCAATGATGTTGTTGTCGATGT